GGGTAGGGGGTAAACCAGTTCCCATGTGGTTAAAAATTTGATATTTGTATCACTCGTACGATAAACGTAACACTGGCTAGACGTTCGTCATAATCAGTAACCAAAATCTATACTTGTATCATTCGTCACGATGAGTTATACTATCCATGTCATCAGGCAAGCCCACGCCCCACCGACCGAAAGGAACCAGCCATGACCCGTGTAGCGATCCCCAGCGCCTATGTAGACCTCCCCGACGATTGCCAGCTCTACACTCTCGCCTTCACCGATTCCTGCGACGAGGTTTGTTCCCTCATGCACTTTTCTACCGAAGATGAATTGATTGACTACTGCAATATGCATAACGTCGATATCATCACTGCCGAATGTGACTACGATTGCGAAGCATTCGAGTACGAGACCGGTGAACCGGTCCTGTACGACAATCACATCTATTACGCCAGCGCCATCTAGAATAGCCTACACGCCCCGGTATCCACATACCAGGGCACTTACACCGACCTACACGCTAACGTTGCTCACAGCGCAATTCTGTGGGGGTTATAGGAGGTAACAATGCCACGCTACCACGATGCCATCCAGGCCCTAATCGACACAGCCCATCGCCAAGGGCATGAATTAACCCTCTACAGCCACAAAGTCAATTTAGACACGGTCTACACCCTGGTAGACCTCACCGACGATATAGAGGTTTTTTCTACCTGTTTCTTACCAACAGCATACAGTCGCCTTTTGCATTACATCAACTCCGGTTATCGTCATGATGAGGAGGTCAACAATGCCTAACGTACCGTCCCACTACTCCATCTCCCATGACAACGCCCCCAACGGTCTTCTAGCTATCCTCGAAGAGCTTTCCGACTCTGAGAACGTGCCTACTCCCTTCGCATCGATAGCCCTTTTCAACGCCCGTAAATACCTCCTGCGGGCACCCCGCAAGAACGGCCTTGAAGACCTCGTCAAGTGCCGTGACTACCTAGAGCGTTGCATTGCCATCTATGAGTCCGACCTCAAGCCAATCGAGACCGTATACGTATGCTCCCGCCAGCCAGACGTAAAGGCCTCAAGCTTATTTGAACTCGCAGACCGCCTTGGATACGACTACCACGACCTCATGTTGATTAGACGGCAAGTTGTTGAAGGTATTGTTTATCTTTGCTACGATTACATCGCTGATAGTAATCATAAGTCATAATCAGAACGTCAACGAAAGGAGTCCCAACATGCGCCTATCCGATGCCCTAATAGCATGCCTAATAGCCCTCCCCGGCGTCCTGGTATGCTGTACCCTCATCGTCCTTCTGTCCGTCGTCCTATAGGAGCTATCATGCCAAACCCCAACCACCTCTGGTACCTCGAAATCATCCTTCCCAACGACGAGCGCCCCCAGCGTGTGTTCTCGTCGCGTGAGTCCATGTACGACTGGGCGCATGATAACGGTCTGAAACCCCGCGTGGTAAAGCATGACAGCCCTAACAAGCGTCACGACTACACGTGCCACAGCTCCATCATGTTTGACGTTTGGGACGATTAACCATGTCTCGCACAAACCCCATGAAGGGCGTGAACATCTCCGCTATGGAGATTTTCACAAAATCCCAGAAAATCGCCAAGGAACAACTAGCGCGCCAACGTGCCGAGGAGGCAATCAACGGTCCAGCACAGAAAGCTAAGCGCCAACGTGCCCAAGCAAAGGTGAACGCTTCCGTCAAGAAGTACTCCACCGTCCCTGCCATGTCGATGCAGCAACGTATGATGCAGGGCCTTGGTATGGAGCCTACCAGTGCAGAACAGGGTCAGCGCGAGCTAAGAAACGCTCAGTCTCGTCTATCGAAAGATTTGAAAGCCTCCCGAAAGGCCCTAGCTACATTGAACGACTCCAATGACCCGACGAACACGCGCCGAAACGCCACGCGCCGCTACATACATCGCCTCGAGTCCTTTCAGAACGATATGAAGCAACGTGGCAAAGACCCCGAGGGCAAGACCGTCACGCACACCTACAAGTCACGCCTAGCAGCCATGCGCGACTACCTCATAGGATACGCTGGTGCTGTCAACCGTTCACAGGCTCTCGCAGGAAACGCCCCACGATACATGAACGACGCTGCCGCCCTGTTTGAGAAGAATTTCCGCAACCGATGGGGCTTTGACTACAGCGACTACCCAGAGGAGGCTGCCGGCGACTTTACTATGCAAGACCTCTACGACGAGTACGAGGATGCTCTCCTCGCTGGTGACTCAGACGAGGCGAGAGAAGTTGTTTTGAAGATAAACGCGCGCTTAGAAGACCTGTACAACTGGTGAGGAGGGACCCCGGGTGATATGCACTTTCGACACAGAGGGCACGACGGTCACCGACGCTCGGGGAACCTACGGCGTGCTGTACTATTGGGACTTCTGCACAGTCCTCGAAGACCCGGAAAGCGTATATCCCCAGACAGTGGGGTCTGTGGTATGCCATGACGCAGGACGCGACTGCTCGAGCCTTTACAAGCATCTGCACACGCTCCTGCAATATTGGGAGGACTGCGGGGACACGGTCAAGGTGGCCGTCCACAACCTTACATACGACTTTGGCTACCTACGTCACTTCGTGTCGCGCGTAAGCGACATGGGCTATACCGTCGACGTATGTGCGCGTAACTCCACGCACCTGATATCATGCTCCATAAAACGTGGAAAGGATGTTGCCCTTGTTTTTTACGACTCCCTCGCCCTCTTTCGCACATCCCTTCGCTCCCTCGGTGACGCCCTAGGCTATCGCAAGCTAGAGCTTGACTATTACAAAGCCTATGCTCCAGATACAGTCCTCGGAGAATCCGAGCTTGCATACAATACCCGTGATACAGAGCTTCTATCCCTCGTGCTTTGTCGTAACTTCCTTTCGCTCCCATATGTAGGTATAGAACGCGCCGGTAAGTCTATCCTCACCAAAACCGGTATGGTCAAGGCGTTTGACCGCGAGAACGCATACATCGGCGCTGCGTCCATGGGAAAGCGCACGGTATACGACGCAGACCGGTACGAGACCTATGCACATCAGTTCTCAAACGAAGCCGAGATGCAGCGGTGGAACAGCTACAGCAACACGCGCTCAACCGAGGTAAAAGGATGTTACGCCGGTGGAGTCAACCTAGCCAACGGCAACATAACCGGGCGCGTGGTCCACGACGTTGAGGCATACGACCTCACAAGCGCCTACCCCGGCATCATGCTTGCCATGCGCATCCCCTCAAAACCCGTTATGTGTTCGCCTGACGGTATGGAATACCTACTCAAACCCAGCACCCCAGACCCCACCGACGTTTGTACGCTCAAGTACGGTTTTTGGATTGGCACAATCCGTTTCGAGGGCTTTAGTATGCGTCATGACTGGCGTGTACATGTGGGTGACAGCTCTATAACCCTCGCCATGGCCCGACAGAACCCAGGTTCAACGGGCATCCGCTACGAAGACGGTTACATTGTATCCGCCGACACGATGGTTCTCACCATGGCAACGCCTGTGTTTTATGAGATATGCTGTGAGTACGAATGGGACAGTGCCGTATTCACCGACGTAACACTATATATGGGAATAGAGCGCCCAACGGTATACCAGAACTTGCGAGTGCTTTACCACTATGCCGAAAAGACGTGCGCAAAGCAGCTCTCTAATGGGGTCGGAAGCCCGGAAGACGCCTATGAGCGCGGTTATATAACCTATGACGAGAGGGAAATGCTCACCAACGGAGAGCCAACCGATGAGTGGATGGCACGCTTTGTCATGTCCCACAAAGAGAACCTGAACGCGCTTTACGGTATCCTGGTGCAGAACCCCGTCCGCGACTCTTACGGTCTTACCGACTCCGGATACCTCAAAAACCTCCATGACGGATGTTGGGATACCTACAAGTCCAGCAAGCGGGATCAAAAGATGTGGCGGGAGGCTGGGGTGCTCACCAGTCTCTTTAACCGCTACAAAATCATATATGCCGTCCGCAATGTGGTGGATGCCGGTGGGTCGGTCCTATACACCGACACGGACTCAATAAAAGTGACCGGTCTTGACAAACCGACCATCGAAGAAATATTAAGCCCGATGCACGAGAACGTCGAGATTTCCATCCGTGACACGGTATCCTACACCGCGCGAAAGGTGCCGCAGGCAATGCCGGAGCTTGACGAAGGGTTTTACAACCTGGGAAAGTTTGACTGGGAGGGCCATATACAGCGGTTCTACACCCCTGGCCATAAGAAGTACGCCATGGATTTAGGCGATGGTTGGAAAGCCAAGTGCGCCGGTTACAGCGTCAAGGTGGTACAGCGTTTTATGGATGCCCTAACCGCCGAGGGTTTCGACGATATCGCCCCCCTCATGGCCCTAGGCTATGATGTGCGCTACGACAGCTCCACGGACATAGCCACAGTCCTTTCCTCCATCGAGCCTACATGGATAACGGTTGAGTTCGAGGCCTTGGACTCGGGAGACTCTGAGACGACGCACGTCTACACCGGCGAGACGTGCCCCGGCTACGCCGTTCTCAAGGCCGGTAAAATCATGAACAACACCTACAAGAACGAACTGAACACCCAACGCATGAACGCCGCAATCCGCAACAACTCACAGCTTGCAACCCTCAACCGCATAGACGTTGCCGATATCGACGGCTCCCTAGTCTGGGGCAAGAGGGGGACGGTGCCGATGCAGTGGAGCAAATGGGACTCCGATAGAATTAAGGGAGATGTAATCATATAATGAAGTACTACAGCCTAGACAGAATTCTAGCGAAGAACTGCGACTACAACTTTATTTTCTCTGGCCGTGGCCCAGGAAAGTCAACGGCTATGGTGAACCATCTCATAGACGAGTTCTTTCAAAGCGACGCCGAGTTTGTCAGAATAGGCCGTTATGACTGGGAAGTCTCAAGAACCCTCATGAGCAATTGGTTCAATACGGTAAACTATCGCAAACTCATCGATTATACGAACAACGATGAAATCCTCGTCAAGTTCGAAGGCGGCCAATGGCGTCTATACGAGGACGCGAAGCATTACAGGACCATGGGATATATGGTCACCCTCAACAACCAGGATGTTTTCAAGTCGGTCTCATATGACGGCGTTACCAACATCGTGTACGAGGAATTCGCCATGCTAAACCAACGCGACTACATGGTTGGCGAGGTTGAGGCCTACCTCTCGGCTGTGTCAACCATTGCTCGATCGCGTCAGAACGTCAAGGCATGGTTCATCGGCAACACGCTCGACAAGCACAACCCGTTCTTCGAGCTTTTCGGCATCGATATAGACCGCCTCGGCATCCAGCCGGGGGAGATAAGGACCTTTCAGTGTGCGGGTTTCGACGGCCTGGGGGCCACGGTGGCCGTGGAATACGCCGAGATGGCCTACGAGGACGTGAGCGAGCTGTCCCCCCTCATGCGCATCTCAGGTAACGACACAGCGACGACGGGAACCTATATCCTCTCCGAGGAGGTCACAGACTACGAGAGGAGGACCATGCTGGTACCGCCGAGCGGGTGGGTGCACGCCGTCCCAGGGGTGGAGGGCATCTACATAGGAGGGGGGCAGTTCGCAAGCGCCTACGTGTCGAAGCGCCCAATCGTGGACGGGAGGCACATCCTACAGCTCTGCACCTACCGCGGCGAGCGTCCACCGTACCTGTGCCGATGGCTCAATGTGAGCGGGCTTACGATGCCCTGGTGGCAACCTGATCTCCCAGGGGCCGAGCGCCGCGTGCTCAAGGTCGTAGACCCGCACGTGTTGATTTCCACCCCACAGGGCAGAAGCGACGCAAAGCGCTTCGCCCAGATGTGCCAGACAACTTTCAACGCTTTCGAGCTTGACGAGTACCGCCATTACTGGTATTCTCTACTCGATATGATGAGTCAGGAAAGGAGGTGATAGGTAATGATTGTATACATCATGGACGAGGAGACCGTCATAGACGAGTTCTATGTGTCTCCGAACGGCTCTCTAGAGCCGATAGAGACCCCCAGCCCAGCTTTCGGCAGGGACTACTCTATAGGGTCTGTCAACGGCTCGCCAACCCTCGTCCTGCGCGACCATACGGTAAAGCTGAAAGGCGTGATGCACGAGGCCCTGGAAGCCGTCTACCAAACGCGGGAGCATCAGAACGCTCTCGTTGAAACCACCGACTAAAAGAGATAAGAGGACAAACCATGGCTCTGACGAACGTTAAGTTCTACAACGACGTGAAACTTCACCTGGTCAAGCAGGACGAGACGAAGAACGGAACCCCCAGGGTGTCGTTCTGCTGGGTGTACCTCGATGACGATGGAAATCGTCACTACCTTTGGAACTCCGTCATTTATTCGGGCGACTACTCGCCTGAGGTTTTCCAGCGCGCCATGCAGGACATGCTCCCCGAGGGGACCCCGGTACCCCAGATGCCGACGGCTCAGGACGCCGCGGCGTATGCCCAGGCCATGAAGGATAAAGTAAACTCGGTAAAGCTGTACGCAAAAGAGGGGACGAACACAAAGGGTTATCGTCAGGTTTACGTGAACCGCTCGAAGAGGTAAAAGCCATGGAGAAGAATATAGGGGCTTTGAGAGAGTTCGACGATATACTAAGAAAGCGTAATTCTATTATCTGCATGAAGCGTCTAGCAATCGCACACGTAGAGCAAGACGTATTTGTAGACAACCTTTCAGGTTATTATAAATCGTTTCTCGATGGGATAACGACCATCGAAGAGCTGTGCGCCTATGTAGAAGGCATCGCCGCCGCACTTGAAGCCTGTTACAAACGAGAGGAGCTGTAGCCATGGCAACCGCAGAAGACGTTCTAAACATAGCTCGCGGTGAGCTTGGGTACTACGCACCTGATGACCCCGAACCCGGCAGCAAGTACGGTCGCTGGATGGCCGATGTCACCGGCGAGGACTGGTTGCGCGGGCCTTCCCGAGAGATTTGGTGGTGCTGCTGCTTTAACTCTTGGGTGCTGGCAAAGGCCGGTGTGGAGTGCCCCGGCTTCCCGTCGTACAACACCGACCTGGTGCTATCGGCCAACCCTCCACGAGTCCCCCTATCCCAGGCCCTTCCAGGCGATATCGTCATCTGGGACTGGGACGGAAACGGGACCACCGACCACATCGGCATCGTCGAAGACCCCCGAGCCATGGTTACCATCGAGGGCAACAAGGACAACGCTGTGAAGCGAGTCAACCGGGCGTCGGTCAATTACCTGGTGAGAGCGGTTATCCGACCCTCCTACAGCGATGTTGAGGGCGACCATGAGAGGCCCAACTCATCCGACCCGGTGGCCGGTATGGCCCAGCTTGCCATAGACGGTCGATACGGCAACTACCCGGAGCGGGTGGACAACCTCTATAAAGAGGTGCAGTCGTGCGTCGATGCTCTGTGCTTCGGTTCAGACGTGTCTGGCTACCCGAGCGCTGTGGTCGCGTTCGCCCAGCGAGTTATGAACGGCGATTATGGAAATTATCCTGAGAGGGTAGGTAACATTTACGCAACCGTTCAGGCAGCGGTGGATGCGATGTACCATTAAGGTCCGGTGAGGTTACCGTAGGCGCGCGAACCTACGAGTGTGGGCACCGGATGAAAAAAGCCCCTCGATACGTCGAGGGGCTTTTTTCTTTAGTATGGGAACCTCGACACGCACCAAAACGGGTTCCTTACCGTCATCCAGTTTGGATTGGTGACCAATGTATCTGCATCGTTCATAACGTACGGCCCGCCGCTTGAAGGCCTACCGTCCCAGTCCGTTGTAACGTCCCACCACTTGCCGCCTAGGTACATGAGCACGTGTCCCCTACCCCCGTTAGACCAGCTCACCACTCCGTCGGCGTCGGGCTGGTTGTTCTCGAAGAACACGTCGCCGTCCCTCAAGTCCGGCATCTCACCAGGCCTCACGGCTATGTCTGTGCACGCGCCCCACAGCTGCTGGGTCGAGAACTGGAAGTCACCCCCGCCGATGGCATCCCAGACGGACGGGGCGAAAGCCCAGAGCATTCGCGACACGAACCCGGAGCAGTCGCAGGGTCCTCCGGCCTCAAGCGTGTTGTAGGTCCCCTGCCGGTAGTACCACGCGCCCTGATGCGCCTCGCACCACGCAAGCATGTCCGCAGCCCCCGGGATGCCCTCGCCGGCAGGCGGCTGCGGGGCGGGTTCCGTCGGCACGACGGGGGTGTTTCCACCGGCTTCGACTCGAGATGCCCGGGAGGTCGGCACCCACACAGAGCCGGTGGTCTTGTGGAAAAGCTCCCGCGTACCGTCCCTCATAAAAAGCACCATGTCGTCGCCGTAGCGCTGTATGTAGAGGTTGTTAGAGGAGGTCAAATCGGGCGTGGAGGGCCTACCCCCCGAATCGCCCGCAACACCCCCACCGCTGCCGGAGCTTGGGGAGCGGTCGTACCCGAGGACCGCCCCGAAATCCGGCGGAGCGCTCTCACCGTCCCATTCGGAGAGCTGCCTATAGATGTCGTTGGTGGCGTTCGCCCACCCCTGGCCGTATATGTCATAATCTCGGAAAAGGCTGTACTCGTAGAGCGCCTGGTCGCGCACGGCCTCCAAAGACGCCTCCCAACCGCCCGCGCCGTTGAAGACGTCAGCCACGTAGTATCCCATATTGTGCCGCAGGCGCATATAGAATATCAGGTTTTTTATTACCGTCGCGTTCTGCGTCGGCATGGGGCCTAGGTCGCCCTCGAGGGTGGAGCGGTGGTCCTCGAAGGACTCCGGCTCCGTCGTGTCCATCCAGTACCACGTCTGGTGTGCCACGGCCTCGTCGTAGTTGTCGCGCACGCTCGCGCACCATCTGTCTATGGACGCAGGGCCGAAATCGACCGTCTCGAAGTCACCTCCCGCAGACGCCACGTCACGCCAGCTCTGGGGGAGCGCAGCCCACTGGTTCGGGGCGTGCGCCTCCATGGTGGCGCACAGTCGGACGGCGCTGCCGTAAGTCCAGTGCAATATGCCTATCGACTTTGCATCCCCCCAGTTGACGTAGGCGTCATAGCTGGTGGAGTCCCACGCACATGAGGACTCCCAAAGGCCTAGAAGGTACATCGCATAGAGTTTTTGGTTGTCGGTAAACGCCATAAGGCACCTCCAAACTAAAAAGCCCCGATGTTTCATGTGAAACACCGGGGCCGTGGTTAAAACTTCGCTTCCGGTACCCAGCTGCCGGAACTGCGCCTGAAGCCGCTGGCTGCGGATGGGTCGCCCTCGCGGTTCTTGACCGGCTGCCACGCGCCGGACTCCATGCGCCAGAGGCCTTCCGGCTGGTTCGAGCTGTGCCACGCACCCGACACCATGCGCGCACCGGGGTAGTAGTCTGCAAAGACCTCGTAGAAAGAGACCGAGAACGTACCGCCCGCCCCCATGAGTGCCTTGGGGTCGACCCTGTCCCAGTCATACCACCTCGTGTAAGGGGTGATGATGGTTATATCGCTGTCAAACGGGTTCCCGGTTATCACCTGGGAGTGGGTCGTGGAGCCTCCCCACTCACCGGATACGGCGGGCGGTTTGTGCATGTCCTCTGCGTAGAGTCCCCATATGTTAGCAGCGTTGAACTTGGCCTCGCTTTCGAAAACAACGTTACGCTGCTGCACGCACAGAGCGTATGTGTCATCGCCACCGTCAGCGAGGTCTATAATCGACGTGGTTAGCGGGAAGTCCGCCCAGCAGATGCCGCCGACGTTGATAAATCCGCCTCCGAACCCCAATCCCAGTAAGCGCTCCAATCCGTCACGCTTGAATCCAAACGCCACTTGCCGATGTCCTCGTCTGCACCTTCGAAGAGGCTGCAGTTCAAATTGAAGTGAAAGCTCACGTTCATAAATCCGCCGTACTGCCCTACCCACTCGCAGTAGAGGGTAGAGGAGGCGTAAGGCGTCGTAGGATAGCTCATAGGCACCGCCTACTTTTGCCACAGGTCGTTGTCGAGGACGTTTGCATGGGTGATGATACCAGCCGACGTAGAGGGCGACGGCTCGCCGTCGGTGGAGTAAATGTTGATGTTGCCTACCGGGATAGTCGCAGCGCTCCCCCACGTGACCTCCCCGGTTTCCTGGTCGACGGTCCCCCCGCCGTATACCTTGGCAAGGATGTCGGCCAGGGTCTTGGACGTCTTGGTTGTCAGCTGCGTCACCTGGTTGGAAAGCGCGTTGATTCGACCGTCGAGCTGCGACATGTCGGCGTCGTGCTTTGCCTCAAGCGCGGATAGGTCGGCTTCGAGGTTGGTAAGGGAGGTCGTGAGGTTGTGCACCGAGGTCTGCAAAGACGTGATGGCGTCCCCGTGCTGCCTCACAGTGCCCTCGACCGTCTCTAGACGGTTCTCAGCAGAGGTCATACGGTTCGTAAGCGCGTTCAGCTGGTTTTCCAGGTTCTCAAACCATGAGGTAGGGTCGTGTACCGTGTAGTACCAAGCTAGAGACATTTTGTTGCAAGGCTGCCCCCAATCCACAACACGGACTAAGTGGAGTGCACGCATGGGCTGGTCGGATTCAGTATAGCGCGGGTCGGCGTCAGGGCATACGATACCCACGAAATCCCCCACCTTGGGCTGGTCGGTGTCGGGAATGGTGGCATCGGTGTAGGTGAAAGGCTGGTAGGCCGTAAATGCAGAAGTGTCCACCTCCGACGTGCCGTAATAGTAGTGCATGGCGCTCATCGTCCGCAGCATGGCGTCGGCGTCCGAGCACAGGCCCGCGAGCCAGTGGATTTGGGCCTCGTAGCTCAAAGCCTCGCCGAAGGTCTGGGGGATGGAGAACCGGGGGTTGAAGGGAGGGCGGTACCAGTAGCCGCCCTGCCCAGCCCCCGGCGTGTATGCCGGGGGCGTCGGGTAGGTGTTGGGCATGGAGACTCCTTACATTGGCTGATTGTAACCGGTGAATACAGAATCAACAATGAAAATAAATTCGCCGGTGTTAAAATCTCCTATGTTGAATTGAATATAAACAGTACCATTTGTAATATTATAAATATTTTTACCTTCAATAACAGTCTTACTGCTCTTGTGAACTAGTAGAGGCTTATTAGAGAGTATGAATTCAGTAAAGGCGGGAGGTATGCCAATATCAGTTCCATTAATTTTAATATTTACCATTACCCCCCCATCGCCCCCCTCGGAGTCAACCGTAAAATCACAGTCTCCATAGATGCGATTATTTTTTAAACGAACTCTATTATAGACAAGATTTGATGTACCACTGCCTGATACAGTTATACTGTTATAATTAATCAAGCTTCCATCTACATAATCCATCATCAGCGCGTTGGTAGGCAGCAGGTTGTTGTGGGCCACAGCGTCGGCGATGCGGTACTCGAATGCTTTCGTAATCTCTGGCCGGATATTGTTGGGGACGGTGGAGCTGGTGGGGTAGAGCAATATCCACTCTCCCCACACATTGTTATTAGAGGAATGGGATCGATAGTATGTTTCACCACTGTTATACTCGACTATATACTGAGCTCTGTACGTCGACTCTATAACAGGACACACGTAGAGGTCAAACGCCTGTGATAAGGTAGCAGGAATGTTTACTAGGCTGCTAACCTGAGATGTAAGCCTACAGGAATAATGACCAGGATTCAAATAGGTGTTTAAATCCGCCCCATCCGGAATAATCTCGCTTTCAAACGGCATGAACTGAGTGTAAAGGTAGTTGGTAAGTGCGCTCATGGGTGCAGCGTCGTAGCGGTCGTTCGGTGCGTCGTGCATGACAAAGATGGCCGATGAGTCGAGATCGTCGGTAACATACGGCGTGTTGCCTCCGGTTCCTCCCTTGGAGATGGGCAGGGGGATGGGGGCGTAGTCGGCAATAGACCCGGCGGTTTGAAGGTCCTTATGCCCACTTATGATGTTTCTAGCCTCGGAAGAAATATTCTTCATAAACTGAGTTCCATTTGGAGAAACTCCGTACAATCTTTCAACGACGTATGTGCTGTATACTTTATCCAACTTACCATCAATCTTCGCTTCAAGGGGAGAGATATCAGGAATTTGAGATGACACATAGTCTGCAACGGCTTTAGACGAGGGAATCTCTACGTTGGTGGTAGGGTCGAGGGTTACGGACGATTTGACGAACCCCTCGACTCCCTGGCCGTCCTGCGCGTAGAGCTTTCCCCCATCTGCGGTCTGTTTCGGAGTCGACTGATTAATCCGGTCGCGCTTGACCGAATTAAGGTAGCTAGTGTCCTCCTCCCGGTCGTATCGCTCGTTCATAACGTCGTACATGTGGGCGTACTGGCACAGCTCGCCGTTCTCCACCACCTGCCTACGGCAGGGGTTGAAACCCTCGTCTAGGTCTTCGCGGGGGACTTTGCAAGAATCGTCAATCATAGATACCTCCTAATACACGTTGATGTTTGGCCGTACCAGCTGGCAGAAGCAGACCTCTAGGCTCGTGAACAGCATCTCAAGTGCGTTGTTGACCCCGAGCGCCCACTGCTGCAATCCCATGACCACGTTACCGTAGGTGTCGTTCTGGTAGCTGTCTTGCAGGTGGTTGGCTGCGCTGTTCTGGCCGGTGTTGTGCTGCCCTGCATCGTAGTAGAGCGTCGGGTCTTTGCCTATCATGGTCTCCTTGGGGTTGCGGGAGCTGTAGGCGTCTGCGGTCTGGTTGCCGTTCACGGTGGAGTCGCTCACGTGGTCGGTCTTAGACTTAGAGGTGCGGGAGAGTTCGTCGGCGGTTATGCTTTCGAGGGCTGCAAAGATGGGGTTTAGCGTCGGCATGTGCTCTACCATCCTGCGGTTCAGGAAGTAGATGAACTGGTAGGGCGTCTCCCCGCGTATCTCACGCCACATGAAGTGGTTTACGACGAGGTCGTTGAGCCATTGGCGCTTTGACTCGTCCCAGATTGGGTAGTCCGCAAGCCCCAGGTCGTAGCCGTAGTTGAGCACGTCGTACAGCGTCATGTTGTACTGCTGGCCGATGCCGATGGCGGGGTTCACCTGGTAGACGTTATTCGAGGTAAGCGAAGGACTCATCTGCTGCGTCACCCCCTTGGGTGTTGAAGTCATCCAAAGCAACCTCGTTATCGGCCCGACGGTTGATTTTCCACTCTACTTTGATATCTGTGCCAAACAGTTCGTTGGCCCGGTCTGCCGCTTGGCGTCGGGCGTCGAGGCGGGAATGGCGTGAGAGGGCAATCTGCTCGTTGTTGGAGTCCATCTCACCCTGAATCATGCGCTCTCGTTTCTCACCGCTCATGGAGTCGGTTCCGAGGAAGTTCATGATATCTGCGATGAGGTCGATTTTGAGGTCGTGGAGCTTGTCGGCGATGAAAGGGGCCTGGGTGTTGAGGACCCCCGCCTGTGCCGAGAAGCTGAACCCCTCGTTCTGGATGATGGCGGGTTCGTGTCCGACAAGCTGCTTGAAGTAGTTTACCGTATCTGCGCGGGCCTCCTCCGAGCAGGTGAGCACCCAGGGGGTGAGCTGTGCCAGCACGTTCTCGTCGATGGTTCGGTCGATGTGGGCGAGGCGTCGGGAGTATAGGTCGATGTAGTCCATCATGGGATAGCGTAGCACGTTGTCGAAGCAGTATGCGGCGTTGGCCACCTCGACGTATGGCGTCCCGTCTGGGGCCACCTTGACCACATCGTCGCACCGACGCTCCCACACCTCGGTCCCGTTACCGGCGATAAGCTGCACCTCCTGGGGGTTGTAGTACATGTCGAGAATATCGGTCTGGGCACCCCCCGCGAAGGCGAGGACGCCCGGGGCCTTCTCGAAGAAGCATCCCCAGCCCTGGTAGAGCAGGGTCATCTCCACAAATCTGGGGTCTACCTCATGAGGGAGGTTCACCCACTCGAACTGCTCAAGTGCAAGCGTTGTCATGTAGTTTCGCCAGAAACGTTGGGTCTTGGCGTTCATCTCGGCTGTAGTCCAGGTGGAGTCCTCGATGTCGGATGCGCAGAGACAGCCGGGAGTTGGACCGAAACCGACGTTGACTGGACCACCGGGGTTGAAGTTCATGTTGAGGTTTGTAGGCATGATATCACCTCCTATGTGTAATAGGTCTGTATCTTGGATTGGATTGGTTGCACGTCGGTCGGCTTCGCCTTGCCTATCTGGCTTGGTTCTGCCCAGACAGTAGTGCCCTGCTGCAAGATGGCGCGGATGCGGTCTTTGTCCGTCTCGTCGGCTCGGGCGCACTCCAAGTAGACCTCTGCAAAGCGCCAGTAGGAGCAGGGAGAACAGATTCGCAGGTCGTTGGGTATATCGATGTAGCGGTTAACGGTATACCCCCAGCGCTTAAAATAGTCCCCGAGCTTTGCCACGTAGGCTGAGTTGATTCGCTTGTACTTGACGAACAGGGTATAGGTCAGTCCGTTGGCATAGCGCAGGCCCTGGCCGCCAACGTTGCCGACCGAGCTTGGGGGCTTTAGCTGGGCGTCGGCCACTCCCGACTCGATTGCTTTGATAGCCTGGGCGTAGTCACCGGCTATCTTCGCAGTCTCAAAGTTGTAGTCGTTAAGCCCGGTGTTGAGTCCACTCCATGCCTCGCCGATATAGGGCACCTGCGAGACGATGCCACCGAGGGCTAGGCCCATGGCGGCGTTGGTTCCCTGCTGGGTCCAGCCCAAGCCTAGGTCGCGACCCCAACCGGCTACCGCCTCTGCACCAGAGCTTATGGCACCAGTGCCGAGGTCACGTAGGTTGTTGGCGGTCTGGGCCATGTATGCCTGGTCGGAAGGCGAAAACGGGTAGCCTACCTGGTTGCTGAAGTTCCTGGCTTGGTTAAGCGTGCTCATCTCCTGGTTGTATGACGCCGTGTCGTACTGGTATTGACGGCTGTGAGCTGTAGACGCCATGTATACGATAGCCGAGTTGTTAAGGATAGACCATTGGGGAAACTGGTCGAACCACACCGCCGTGTCCAACAAATCGCCGAAAGGTACGGTTGCTGTGCTCGTAGTTGAGGTGGTGCCGTCGGTCTGTACCATTGACAGGGTGAAGGTACCTGGGTTGTTGCTGCCGTAACCCCAGGGGATGGCGGCTGCTTCCAGGTAGGGAGCAACGGCACATGCCATGATTTTGACGGGGGTGTCGTTGGCGGGGAGGAGCTGCGGTTTGAGGAATACGCTGTTCTGTCCGTTGGAAAGCTCTACCACGGTGTAAGGGTATGCCCACAGCTTTCGCAGGTCCTTGTAGTCGGTAAGACCGTCCCAACCCTGGTTGAGGATGACGCCGGTCTTAATGCTGGCACCGGTTGTTCCAAGGTCGAATATACCGTCGCTGGCTGCGTGGAAGGTCATCAGCTGGGGATTGGCGCTTGCCCCGAAGAGATGCCCTGCCGGTCCAATGTCGTCTGGCTGCACGAGGGCGCGCGGTACTGAGGTGATGGACACGATGCACTGGGTGACCCAGCTGTACAGGCTCATCTCATGGAGGATTTGGGATACAGAGCTGGCGGAGGTGTCCAGGTCGATGAGGTAGACCGCCGAGCCGGAAAATATGCCGTTGTAAAACCCGCCGACAGCGCTTTTGAGCGTGGGGTTGTCGATGCTGCCCGGGTCTGTGGTGAGGTCGGCGGTGGACACGATGGCAAGGTAGTCGGCCTTGGCGATGCCGTTGGAGTCGGTCTGTAAGCTGTAGGTGTCTACGTAAAAATCCTGGAACTCGGGGCCGTTGTCCAAGCCCTCGGGGATGCTGAAGTAACGGTTGAGGGTTGCCGGGACGTTGTCGGTCGCGAGGCATGGGGTGTTGACCATGGGGAGATGCCCTTGGGTATAGTACCCGGTGCCCATCTCAACGTCAAAGAGATACTGCTGCCACACGTCGGGCTGCAAGGTCAGCGTTGTCGGCTGGGGTGCGTCCTGGGTGCAGCCGACGATGAAATAGTAATAGTTGATAGGAGGCGTCACCGGGTCGGTGTCACGTACCGGGTTGCTTACAACAACATAGTTGTAGTGAAACGCCGACGTATAGGGTACGTCGATGGTTATAGGCTCACCGGGGTAGCAGTATACCGACGAATGCACGCTGATGCTCAGGGATTCGAGCGTAGCAAAGTAGTTCAGGCGGTCGGCCATGGTGTCGAACTGCACCACGTCGTGATAGTTTATGTCCCACGGAACGCGGTAAAGGGTTACGGTGGCTCCCGGCTCCCAGGTGGTTACTGGCATATGTTCACCTCCTAGTGTTTCACGTTAAGCGAAGAAAGGCCCTCCCCGAAGGGAGGGCCGAAAAAAGGACTAGCCGACGGTAATAGTAACGGCGTCGGTATAGGTCTGGGTCGCACCAGACGGGTTGATGTACGAGGCAGTGCCGGTGAGGGTGAGCTTACCGCCCTTGGTAGTGCCTGTCTTCTGGAGATGCAGTACGTTCTTGTTGTCAATCCACGTGCGGTTGTTCAAGTCGAAGTCGGCTGCGATGTCCCAGGTGACAGCGTTCGGGCGCACTCCGAGGCCGGTGAGGTCAACGGTGGCGGAGGAGCCGGTGAGAGTGCCCTGAAGCTGTACGTTGAGAGGCTGGGTCTGGCCAGGTGCGACGGTGGCGGTGGCGGGGGTGATGTCGACGCCGGTAACGTTCATGGTTACGGTCGGGGTTACGGTCGCGGTTCCGCCGTAGGTAAAGAGGATTGCGGGCACGAAAGGCGAGACAGAATAGATTCCCTGATGGTGGAGCCAGTAGTTGGTTGTGAGGTTGCTACCGTCCTGAAAGGAACGCATACCCTTGAAGGTGTCGTGGCACACGAAGAAGTCGCGGGTGGTGAGCAGCGCGCAGGCGTTGGGGATGGGCAGCTCGTCAACGACGATGCGGCGCACGTCGATGTCGGCGAGCTCCACGTGGAAAAGGGAAGCAAGCACCTCGACGTCCAGGTTGGCCTCACACTCGGGGATAGTGATGAGCATCAGCTCCGACGGGTCGGACACAAAGACGGGAATGTCGATGACGTTGGCGTTGTATCGGGAGCTGGGAACCTTCATCTTGCCGGTGAGGGTGCGAACCTGCTTGAGAAGCTCCTTGCCGCCGGCTTCGGTGGTAAGGGGGTCGTTGTCGAGGTCGATTGTGTAAAAGCCCCAATGCTTCTGATAGTAGGCGATAAGCTCGAGCATGATGCGGTACTCGTCATACTCGTCGGCGTTCATGGGAGCGTTCAAGAAACCGGCCACCAGCGAGGAGAGGCCGTACTCTGAGTCAAAGGACTGTCGCAACTCGACCTCATTAATAGAGATGGGGTACATGTCCTGGCGGTTGCGACTGTGGAACCATTCCTGAGCTTCGGGGGCGTTGACGTCAAGCAGGGTGGAAGATTGGGAATAGGCGTGCGCCTTAATCCACTTGGGAGCAATCTCCTGGATGGTATGACCGTAGGGCAGCGATGCTCCCTTGAACTCGCGGAGGAGGTTCTTAAACTCCTGGTTACGAACGCGAACCATGCCGATACGCATGACCAGGGCGTTCACAAAATAGTTCCACATGTCGTTGTTGAGCGGGTCGAAAAGAGCGCCTAGGGTCGCGTCGAAGCCCTGGACGGTCGGATTTGGAATGCGCTGCTGAAAATCGTTGGTGGCTTCGAGCCAGACCGAAGCCATGATGGTGGAATTAGTCTCTGCCATGGTTAAACACTCCTAATGTTTCACGTGAAACGTTGTTAGATATCGAGATCGGAAATAGGCTTGACGGTAGCCTTCCCGGTATCGTTGATAGAGGCAAAGCCGGTGTCGGCGCTTGCAGGGGTCCCGGACTTTACGAGGGTGGAGACTACTTTGGTGAGGTTGGATATTGCCTCCCCCATGCTGGTAAGCTTGCGGTTGATGTCGTCCTGAGCGCGTTTGGTCGCGTCGATGTCGTCCCTGGTGTCGGCGTCGGTGTCGCGAACCTCCTGCTCCTCGTCGGTCTTGGAGGAGTCGATATCGTCGCGGGTGTCGGCGTCGGTGTCCTTGACCACGTCGTTGTTGGTGGCTTCTGCCATGATGTTAACCCTCCTTCTTGGGGTACTGAGATTCCACGGTGTCGCACAGGTTCTTAACCTGGTTTATAAGCTCGTGGTTGGATTCTTTAAAGTGGTCCATCGACTGGCGGAACTCGCCGAGGGTCGTGTTGCACATGTAATACATGGCGGCAAAAGCGGCGATAGGAAAGCCGATGTTGCCGATGAGTTGAGATAGCATTTCAATTTCCATAGGTTTACACCCCCCCTAGGGTTGATAGGCGGTGGTTAGAGCTGTATGTATGCGCTCCGACGTGGCGGTTGCAAGTGCTGGTTAAAGCACGACCAGGCCCCAATAGCCGGGGTTACGCTTGTCGGGTGTATTATAACCGATAAACAGGAAAACCGCCTAGTGTCAAGATACAATAGGCGGTTTTGTGAAGGAAATATACTAAAACATTATATAGAGATAAAGAGCTGCAACCCAATCATCTATGCGTTTTCATAGATAAATACACCTAGATGGCGCTGGCATAGTTGATGTGGTTGTCGTAGTAGACCGGGGTACCGGTCTCGTAGTCCATGGCTTTGCAACCGTACTCGCATTCGGCAGTGATGATATCGACGTCGTATACGTTGCAGTAGTACATCATATCTTCTTCCGTCGTGAAGTGGAGCATGTAGCAAACCTTGTCGCAATCGTCGATGAAAACGAGCGTGTAGAGCTGGTGGTCATCTGTAAGGTCGATGACGTCGGAGGCGATTAAAGCGTGGGTCATGGCGGGTTCCTTTCGGTCGGTGGGGCGTGGGCTTGCCTGATGACATGGATAGTATAACTC